GGTTGCCCGAGGCCACCCATTGATACGCTATCTCTAGCGCTTGTTTAGATAGTGGCTTTGATGAATGCCTCGGTTCGATAAACCACCAGCGCGATGCGTTCTTCTGCACGGATGGTGATCATGTTTTTCTGGAAGTTTGTAGAATCTTCCAGGGACATTTCAACTGCAGCCATTTGGCGATCGCGGATTTCTGCGCCAAGCTGGAAATTACCGACTACGCACTGGCCGCTGGTCAGTGAGTTTGTGATAACGACCGGCAAGCCCCAGAGCCGTGCGACCGACATATCGCGAGGATTACCCACTACATAGCGGTCATCGCCTGATCCCACTTTTCGGACATCGATATCGTACCAGTCCTGTGGATTCATGATGATGGCGTCAGGGAAATACTCGGAAACGTGCGCCTGCTTGATCATCTCGCGGACGATATCAATTTCATTCGTCAGCTGTGGTGATTGAACAGTGTACGCGGTCGCTTGGGTATGGATACCATTCAGCTCACCGTTTGATCCGGTACCGAGCAGTAGCTGCGTTTCTTCTTTAAGCTTCAAGCCGTAAATTAACCGGCCGTTAATGAAACCCTGCAGCGCTGGCGAATCTTCGATAACCTGTTTTGACGCTGGTATGAAATGCGCCAGCGTGGTTACCTTTTCGGATTGCAGTGTGAAAGTGATTCCAGATTCTGGCTTGGTCACATTTTCGAATGCTTCCGGCGATCCACCGACCTGTGGTCCTGCATTGTTTGTGAAAACGTTTTCACGAACGAATTCGATCAGGTTACTGGTTGTCGGTGTGGATGGCAGAATGTCACGGATTGACAGAATGCGATTTGGCGTAGTCTGGAATCCGCTCGTTCGGTCAGCTGGTACCAGCGGTTGGTTTTGGCCTTCCGCATTGATGATAGCTGTTTTCACGTCCAGTCGTGCAGCGCGTGCCTGGCCACTTTCGATTGCTTTGAACTGATCGCTTTTCAGAAATTCAGCACCGAGATTGAATGCTTGTGTATCCTGGTGGATCTGAATACCTTTCTGCTCCATTTCCTGGATGCGATCATGCAGCTCGTTGTAATCTTCTGAAAGTTTGGAAATTTCAGCTTTCGATTCGTTACTTGCAGAGCCTGCGTTCTTCACTTCTTCGTTGATTTTTTCCATCGTTTTTTCGATAGAATCGAATTTCTTCATCAGCACGCCTTCGACCTGCTTAATGTCAACGATCAGCTTTTTTTCTTCGGCTGATTTACCGGATTCATAATCTTTTACTTTATCGTTCATTGGAATTGCCTCTTTTATTTAATTTTAAATTTGCATTAATCTCTCGATCAATAAACCAGTTACGTCCTTTTCTTCTGTGATTTCATTATGAGATTTGGCGGAATCGCTCCGGGTCAATTCTCGAATGCGGCTCACAAAAGCTGTCGCCGCTGATTTGGAGTAGCCTGCATCGCGCAGTAGCATCTCCGCGTCCTTAAGACTTTCAATCAAATCAATGTCGCGCTTCACCACCATGATCCTGGCATCATTATCTGCAGGGAAATTCACGACACTAATTTCTTTTAAATCTATATTTGTTATAACTCTTACATTGTTTTCTTCGTCGTCGTATGCGCCACCCTTGCGAATACGAAACCCGATTGATAATCCGTCCATTGTTTCTTCTTCCATCGCTGAGTGCAATGATGGACCTTGCAAATGTTTCAGGTTAATGTCGCCAACAACAAATAATCCCTCGGTTTCTTCGCTGAGTTTCGAATATTTACCGACCGGGATCTGATAGCTGTCGTGGTTGATAAACATCGGGATGGTTTTTCCTTCTTCTATTGTTTCCAGGTATGCGCCTGGCATGATGGTGTCGCGGTATGAATCGATGCCATTAAATTTTGAAGCGAAGCCCTCGAATTGTCCCTTTTTTGTTTTGCTGAATTTAATCTCGCACTGTTGAAAAGGATTATCTATTTTAAGATTCATATTATCACCATTATTAAATTTTCGGTTCGTTTGCTGCTGAAAGTTTCATCATCTGTTCGATCGGTGTCAGATTCACTTGTACTGTGAGCTCGTTGCCACCGTCTTTTTCTTCGAGGTTGAGCTTTTTCCTGCCTTCGTTTCTTGTTTCAAGGCCATTTTGGACCAGTGTCGAATGGTAGGCTGCCTTCGCTTCTGAATCCATTTTAATGAATTCTGATACATCATGGTCGGCGTATGTCTTTTTGTCCGATCTTGGTATTAAACTTTCCTTGATTTCTGTTTCCCATTCATCGATGTAGTCTTGCAGTGTGAATGTCAGAAAGGAGAGCAGCTGCTGCTCAAAGGATGCCGGCCAGGAGCTCGAGGATTCGCCACCACCGACCAGCACTTCTGGTACTCCGAAGAATCGCGCTATTTCACTCACCTGCATTTTCCTGGTTTCAATCATCTGCATGGTGTCTGGGTTCAGGCCTTCCGCGTTCCACTTGATTCCGCCTTCCAGTATTCGTGGCTGGCCTTTGTTGTATGCTGATTCTGCAAATCCTACATACATTTTCCGGGCCTGCTCTCTCTGGTCGTCTTTTAGAAACTTATCGAATGATAGGTGGCCGGTCCCTGTATTACCACCGTTTGCGAATTGTTTTGATGCATAAACGTCTGCCGATACTGAAATGCCGAGTGTTTTCCTGGCGTAATCAGCGCGATCGAATCCGACGATGCCGTCCGAGCCAAATCCTTTTAAATGAAATATTGATTTTCTTGCGTAAACTCTCACGCCTTCACTTGTCTGATAATGATAGACCAGTTCTCCGCCGACAATATGTGGCGTCATTCTGCCGGCTCGCAGTGGAACTATGGCCAGTGGCCTGGTACCTGCTTCATTCCAGAATATTTCCGCATAGGCATTCGACCACATACAAAGCTGGAATGTCATTGCCTTTCTGAAATCACGCGGTTTCATGAAGGCATTCGGTCTGGTGTGGAATAGCTCGTTTAAATAATGCCGTTCATCAAGCTCGATGCGGTTGTTTCCATTTTTCTCGTAGAAGTTTAGCGGCAAAGAGCAGACAGAATTTACAATATATTGTGTGCAGGCCCAAACTGATGATACTTGCATGGCTCGTTCGTCTGTCACCGTGATGCCGGCGTCTGTTGCAATTCCACCGGATGATGCATTTTGTGCGCCCTGGTCCGGGTTTGATGTTGCTCCTTTGCCGAAATAGGAGAGCATTCTCGAGAATAAATTCATTCTTTATCATCCTGGTCATCTTTTTGTTTGTTTACGCTGGCGAGGTAATCGTCTAGGCTGCCTTCGTTCTCGCTGTTCATATAGCGATTAAGCGCCATAATTAATGCCACTACACCGTCTATTTTGTTTTCTACTCGTTCTTTTCGTGGGTATATATTGTCCTTGTTATCAAGATGGCAGACAACATTTGAAACCATCCAGCTCAATATCGGGCAGCCGTCGTGGTGAAACTTATCAGAAAGCACCAGCGCCTCAAGCTCTTTCATTGGCTCACTGAAGTTCAGCGTCGTTGGTCTGACTTCGATCATCTCGAATCCTTCATCTGCCATTCTGGTCGAGAATTGTGTTGCCTGAAATGGATCGTAGGCTACCTCGATGATTTCAAATTGCGACGCGTCCTCTTTTAAATCATCCTCGATGTATGAAAAGTCGATGATATTTCCTGGCGTCGTTGTTAGCCTGCCTTCGTTGGCCCACCCTTCGTACTGAGAATTTGCATTATTCTCGACGGTTTCTTCTGGCAGGTAATATTTACCGAATGCATAGTAGTTCTGGTCCTTTTCGAATACCAGCAGTTTTGCTGCTATGTCCACCCGGGATGCCAGATCGAGCGCTGCGATCGCTCGCTCCCCTGTAAAGTCGGTGATGGATAGCGTCGGATCGCCGCATGCATCCCATGATCGCATTTCCATCCAAGCCGTGTCTGCGTTTACCCAAACATTAAGCCGCTTGGTTAAAAAGTTATTTTGTGCCGATGGCATTTGCTGCGCTTTCGCACAAAGCCTGGCGATGTCCTCTGGGTAGACTGAAATCCCGTAGTTCGGGTTCGCTTTCTCCCATACTGCTGGATCCGTCCAATCGTCGTCTTTATCGATTGAATAGATAATGCCAAAGTATGTATCGTCTGAGTGCACTCCGCTTAGAATCTTTACTACATAAGCTCGCTGCTCGTAACAAATCCCGGCGCGATTACTGCCTGCAGTCGTGATAAGCCATATCAGTGGCTGCTCTCTGGCGCCGGTGGCTGTTTCTATTACATCAAAAACGGAGCGCGTCTTATGAGCGTGCAGCTCATCGATGATTCCGCAGTGGACGTTTAGTCCGTCCAGGCTGTTTCCTTCAGCTGATAGCGGCTCGAATTTGCTTGCCGTTTCAATCTGATGAATGTTTCTTGCGTTAACGGCTACGCCATATTTGCTCAGGAATCTTGGTGTTTTCCTGGCCATTCGCTGTGCGTCTGCAAAGACTATCTTCGCCTGGTCCCTTGTTGTCGCTGCAGAATAAACTTCGGCTCCGCCTTCGCCATCAAGAAACGCCATTAATAATCCGATGGCACTGGATAGTGTTGATTTTGCGTTCTTGCGTGGTACTTCAATGTAAACGGTTCGGAATCGCCGGAGCTCAGTTTCTTTATCGGCCCACCCGAAAACGACAGAAACAATAAAAATCTGCCATGGTTCGAGCTCTATCCTGGTCCCGGCCCATTTCCCCTTGATATGAGGAAATAATTCGATAATTTTACAAGCTCTGGTCGCTGCTGCTTCATTGAAATAGTACCGATATGATTCCAGCTCGGCTGTTTCCAAGTCGGCAAGATGGCGCCGGCATGCCGCTATGGTCCATTCGCAGGCTATTCGCTTGCCGCTGCAGATATCCTCTGCGTATTGTTTTGCTATCCCCGGGTAGTTCTTTTGTTCAGATTCCATCCCATCCATCGCCGTCGCTGTCGCTTTCCTCGATGGCTTGGATTCGTGTTCTGCTGCTTGGCGTCATCCCGAATTCGACCATGATGGATTTCATTTGCTCAAATGATTTATTTGAAATTCCCAGGTATGGCGATTGTATCGGGTATCCGGATGGCGTCTTTACCAGCATGCCGTGGATTTTGATTTTATCGTTTGCGTCCACCCACCTGGCGTATGCTTCGCAATATAAAGCGAGCGCGTCGCTGTCGAGCTTTGTCATTATCCTTGCGTCGGATAACTGTTTAACTATTATTTTCCAGTGCTTTTTCGCTTCATCCGACAGCGTCACCGGTACTCTCGGCGCCGCTGGTTTTATTTTCGGCTCGTTTTTTGGTATGGCTCGCTTGCCCGGGTTCCCTTTAACCAGCTTTAGCTGTGTTGGTTGTGGTTTTCTGCCTTTCATTCTTTACCTCGTTAAATGTCCGGCTGCCAAGCATAGCACTGTTCCCGGTGAAATCCTGCCAGCGCGTCAATATAACGTCACAATATTTTTCGTCAAGCTCCATTATTCTGGCGCACCTGGCGTTTTTCTCGCTGGCAATCAGTGTAGTGCCGGATCCGCCGAAAAGGTCTAGCACGGTCTGGCCCGGCCTCGAGCTGTTTATTAGCATCCGTTCTACCAGCGCCACCGGCTTCATGGTTGGGTGCATATCGTTTCTGTGTGGCTTGTTTTCTCTGATGATCGTGGTCGGTTCTGCCTGGCGCATGGTGTTTATCAGGTTTTTCAGCTCTGCCTTGTCCAGCTTGCTGATATCGATGTCGTCGTCGATCACTGTATTCTGGCTGAAATCGTCGCAAAAGTAGTGCGCTGCTCCGGGCTTCCATCCGTACAGAATCGGTTCGTGCTTCCAGTTGTAATCCTGCCGTCCCATTACCGCTGCGTTCTTTATCCAGATCAGGCATTGTTTCAGCATAAATCCGCTGTCAATCATGGCCGTCCTGAATGTATGGCCGTATGTATCGGCGTGCGCTATGTAAATGCAGCCGCCTGGCTTCGTGTGATCAAATGCAGATTTGAATGCGTCCAGCAAGAATTGCTTAAATTTTGCGTCGGTCATGTTGTCGTTCTGTATGCTCTGGCCATCGGCGCCGTGGTAATCGACATTGTATGGTGGGTCCGTCCATACGATATCTGCCTGGTCCTTTTCCATGAGCTTGGCGATGTCGCCTGCTTCTGTCGAGCTGCCGCACATAAGTCGATGCCTGCCCAGTGTCCATACTTCGCCGGCTCTGGCTACCGATTGGCTACCATTTGTCGCCGGCTCTGGTATTTCGTCGTCGTCAATTAGCCCGGTAGTTACTACCGCTGGATTCATTAGCGCGTCGAGTTCTTTTTCGCTGAAACCGATCAGGTCAACATTTCCGCCGTGGGCCTGCAGGTCAGCCAGTTCAATGCCGAG